GCTGTTGATCAAAATTTAAATCAATTTGGTATTACAATAGAAAATGATCAAATATTTACTTTTAATAAATTATACATAGAAAGAAAATTAGGAAGAACTCTAATTCCCGGTGACATAATAGCCCCTCATTTTCAAAATATAAAATATAAAGTTTACCAAGTATCAGAGGATTCTTTTGAATCTTATGGAGTATACCATCTCTTAGCTTATTGCAACCTATTCAGAGACACAGAAGAAGCTCAAATAAATAAAACTTTTAAAAGACCTGAACAGCTTGGAGGAGAGATAGACTTATGAGGGATACCTTTAGAGCTAAAGACGAAATTGTAGCAGAGATATTTAAAAAAATTGATGAAGAACCTAACAGGTATATTCACTATTTGTATAAACAAATTTTAAGATTTATGGTAAATAAATTTTCAAATTTAAGTTATATAAATGGAAACAATGACTTAACTAAAATAAAATGTTATCATGCTAATCCAGAAAGAGCCGTAGGTATAATTTTTAGTGATGCAAACGTCATCCTTCCAGTCATTACAATATCTGAAAATTCAACAGCTTTATTTGATAAAAAACAAAGATACAATTCTTTATTAGTACAAGAGAAATTTTGGTATCCTAAAATTCAAAGGGCAGTTAGATTTGTTAGCTTGCCCCCCAGACCTGTAAGAATATCCTATTCTCTTTATATTTGGTCTTTTTACAAAAACGATTTAGATCAAATAAGAGAAATGTTATTTTCAATGTTTAATCCAGACCTTAATATAACTGTAGGTAAAGATTTTTTTATAAAAGCATTTATAGAATCTGAGGACGATGACTCAGAGATAAAAGTATCCGATAAAGAAGATAGAGTTTTACAGAAGTCATTAAATTTAACTGTAGAGACTTTTATGCCTTCCCCAAGATTCCTTTACACTTACACAGGAAAAATAGAAAAATTTAATTATGAAGTTGATTTTGTAACCGGAAAGTTAACTCAAGATTCTTTAACGTCTTTAGATACTTTATTGGCTACTTTAACTGAGCAAGAAATATCTAATATTGTTCCTCCCGATAAAAATCAGGGAGGTTCTGGGGGAGGGTCTTTTGCTCCTAATGAACATACACATGAACAGTATGTAACTCCAGAAGAGTTACAATCCATGACTTGGCTCACTAATTAATAAAATAACCATATTTTTAGTAAAAAATTAAGTTTAAATAGATAGATATAAATAGGAGTTTCTTATGAAGATTATAAAGAACGAAACCAATCAAGGTTTTGAAATTTATTTAAATACTAGTAATGGAGTTCAGCCAACGTGGCTGAAACCAAAACAAAAAATGGTCGTTGAGGATTCAGCAATAACACAACAGTTATTGGTGCTTAATCAAAGAAAACTCATAAGAATTACAAACGCATAAGGTGATTAAATGGTATTAAGAAGCCCCGGAATTGCTTATAGAGAAGTTGACGCTAGTGTATATCCCGCCTCTGTTGATTCATCAATAGTGGGTATTGTTGGTTTCGCTGACAAAGGACCAGAGAATGAAGCAACTTTAGTCACTACCCCTGAACAATTAATTACATTGTTCGGAGAGCCTAATGAAAATTTATATGGGCAAGGACTATTGGCGGCTATGGAAATTCTAGAAGCAACTAATAGAATTTACTTCGTAAGAGCTGCCAGTGGTTCTACAGAAGCTAATACAGTTGTTCCTTTTGGAGTTTGTCCATACGTTTCTTTTAATGCCACAAATATTGCAACTTATCCATTATCGTCTACTCCACTTTACCTTCAAGTAAAATTATTTAAAAATACTGAAATTGTTTATAGTAACATTTTCTTGGTTAGCCCAACTTCTTCAACTGGCTATACTACTACTATACAAGCAATGCAAGCTGTAATAGGAGATGGTACAGCAAAGTCTGATTTGGTTGGGGTGGAGCAAGATAGTGCTGGTAATATACACATATATGGAACCATAGCAGGTCCACAATATGCTATTGAAGTATCTGCCGCATCGTCACTTAGTTCTACAGGAACTATACTAGAAACTTCTGCTGGGCAAACTATTTTTTATACCTCAGCATTAGAGTTTTTTAATATTTCTTCCACCTCTGGAGGAGCTGGAGGTCCAGTTTCAGGAGCTTCAGGTGTAGGGCTATCTTTATCTTCCGGCCATATAAATTATACAGTTAAATCTCTATATGGTGGTCCGGGATACAATCTAGGAAGATCATTAAAAACTGGAGAAGTTACTGGTTTGAGTGTAGAGGTAGATAATATAGCTGGTCATTTATTTAATATTTATGTAAATGACAAAGGTTATGTAAATGAAAATTTCTTAGTAGGATTTAAGGGTGACACTAAATTTATTTCTAATTTAATAAATGAGTCCACCGCTCAAACTCCTGCTAAATCAGCATTTATAAAAGCTATGTTTGATGGAAGCCTTGTATCTGCTATAAATGATCCAGAGCAGCTTACTACTCATAGTGATAAACTAACAACATTATTTGATGGTCTCGTACCATCCTCCTTGAGAGTTCAATCTTATTATAATAATAATATTTATCACGCATCTTTATTTACTCTTTCTGGAGTAAATCCAAGATTCGTTAAGTTGCTTCCCGGAACTTATTCGCTCTCTGGAGGGGCTAATGGTATTGCGGATGATACTGACAATACAAATCAAATTAATGCTTGTTTAATTGGTAATGCTGCTGATAAAACAGGAATGTATGCCTTAGATGATGATAACCTAAACATCTCAATGGCTATAGTACCCGGCGTTCATAACGCAGCAGTGCAAAATGAATTAATTACATTAGCAGAAACTTCTCAGAATTTCATCGCAGCAGTGTCACCTCCTAATGGAATAAAAACCACACAAGGAGCCACTGATTGGATGAATGGAAAGAATACATCCTTTGATAGAAAAGCTGCCATAAATAATTCTTATGTAGCTGTCTATTGGCCGCACGTTCAAATCTTTGATACTTTCTCAGAGAGAGACGTTTGGATCGACCCAGCAGTTTATGCAATAAGACAAATGGCATTTACTGACTCTGTAGCATTCCCTTGGTTTGCTCCAGCAGGATATTCAAGAGGAAGACTGTCCAAGCCACTTGATACAGAAGTAATTCTATCTCAAGGTGACAGAGACACTCTTTATGAGAATAACATTAATCCAATAGTTAAATTTATACCAGAGGGTATTACAATCTTTGGTCAGAAGACTGCAAAGAGATTACCTTCTGCAACAGATAGAGTTAACGTCAGAAGACTTATGATTTACCTCAGAAAAGTTCTCTTGCGTTCAACAAGACAATTTATTTTCGAGCCTAATGATGCCTTAACTTGGGAATCAATTAAGAGCTTAGTAGAGGGAATTCTGACAGAGATAGCCTCAGAAAGAGGTATTGCTGAGTATAGAGTACTTTGCGACGGCACCGTCAATACTCCATTGAGAATATCAAGAAGAGAATTATGGTGCAAGATATTACTTAGACCCACTGAGGCTGCTGAGTATATAATCTTTGAAGTAAACTTAACAAACAATACCACAAGCTCAGGAGCATAATTAAATGGTTATATCTAATAGACTGACTACAGAGAGAAACTCACTTCAACAAGCTGGAAGTCACAGACTTCCAAAGCTTTCACTGGCACTAGACTCAGTAAGAGTTTATCAATTTGAAGTTCAATTTACCTTCCCTGAGGGAGCACCAAACTCAAATGGACTAAAAAACATGAGTGTTGCTGCTAAATCAGTAGGTGCTGGAGGCCCTAAGGTAGAAGTAATTGAAGCTCATAGGTTAAATGATAGATATTTCTATCCCGGCAAAGCAAACATGGATGAGCTAAAGATTACTTTTGATAATATATTAAAAACAAAAGCTGGAGCTAACTTGTTCGCTTGGTTTAGAGCCTGCACCTACGATCCTTTGACTGGGTATACTTCTCCCATTCAAACTACAGGGTCATTCAAAGCAGAAAAGTTGAGAGTGATTGAGTATGATGGAACAATGACACCTATATCTTATGTAGATTATATTGGTGTGTTCCCAACTCATTTAAGTTTAGCTGAACATAACTATACTCAAAATGAGTTCCATACTATTGAATGTACCTTCAAGTATGATTTCATTGATATCTATGCAAGCACTATTGAAAACAATGAGAACCTTGTCCAAGGTATCTTCCCTAGCTGATATAATTCAATAAATTTGTTTTAGTTGAGAGCCTATCTATTGATAGGCTCTTCTTTTTTCTATAATAACTTATGCGCTACTTTTACGAAATACTTGATTATTTTAATAAAATTAATAATAGAAGATTATTATTAGAGCAAGGTGATGGACGAAAAGTAGTCTGGTCTTATAACTCAGATGGAGGATGGACTACTGGTATTACTACTGAAAAGGCAAAAGATAAATTAAAACAATTAGGATATGGTGATACTACTGTTCCTATTCATCATCTAGCAGCCCAAGCTGGTCAAGATTCAAATAATAAAAAACAAGTTATAACTCCTAATGGGAGTACTATTTATGTTTGGTTTACGAAAGGTGAAGATCAGCCACAACAAGATGAAAAAAATAAAGCTCCTGTTCTAAATGATCCTAACTCCCCTTCTGAACCTGTAGAAAATCAACCTAATACATCTGCTCCTCAAGAAGGAGCACCTCAACCTGTATTGACTCAGGAACAACAAGAAGAATTACAAAGGCAACAAGAAGTTATTAATTCTTTACAAGATTTAGATGAGGCCGCAAAGAAAACAGGACTAACTCCTCCTGAACAAACGCAGTTAGGTCAACCTAAAGTAATGAGTCTTGTTGAAAGAATAAAGAGAGCAGCATATTTTACAGTAAAAAAATTACTTGGAAGAGAAGATAAGATTGAAGCTGATAAAGCTAGAATAGGTACAGCAAATACATTAACCAGAGCTTTAAATTTTATAACTGCTGAGATGCCTGATCCTCAAAAAGATTTTGAAGCATTTCAAAAATGGCAATCAGAAGCTAGATTTTTGTACGAAAAAATAAAAATTAATGGTCATGACATAAACCCAGTAGACAGAAAAATATTAATAGAATCTGAAGATGGTGAGTACACTTCTGCTTTAGGAGATGTTGCTATATTAACAGATTTTAAAAATAAATTAGAACAAAAATTTAAAGAAGCATTCAAAACAGTAGAAGATCCTACCGGAGAAAAAATTAGACTTAAAGAATCTGATAGAACTGGTCAAATATCAACTAAAAATTTAGGTGAAAATTTTGAAGTAGCTACTCTTTCAATAATAAACATGTCTGGATTTTTAGAAAGAGCAAAACAAAAATGTTCATTCATGGGTGCTGCTGATGTGCAAAAAGCAAAGGAAAGATGTAGCAATGCTAAAGCAGAATTAAATCAAGCTTTTGAAGCAACGGCTAAAATAATGAAAGAAAATGGTCTTGATTTTATGAAATTAACCACAGGACTAAATGAAGACATTATAGGAAAAACCCCAGAAATGAAAAGTCTTATGGAGTTAATTACAGAAACTGCTTTTGCTGGAGCAAAAGATGGAGTAAAAAAACTTTTTTTAGGTCTTAGTTATTTAGTAAACCAAAATCCTCTTTACAAAAATGCTTCTATTGCTAGTAGAATGGCACATGTTGTTGGTTTAGGGGATAAACAAGATGTGCATTTATTTTATGATTCTAAACAAAAAGCTGAAGAAGCTAGTGAATACTCTCAACATAAATATGTTGAAGTTACTTTAGATGAAATTAGAAATAACCCTGATAAATACTATCATCCTAGTGACAAAGAAAAGATGAAAGAGCACTTAAACAAATTAGAAGAGGAAGGAAAGTCTACTATATTTCTAATAAATCCATCTTTGAAAGTTACTGCACAAGAAGGAAATCCAAAAACAAAAGTATCCACCGCAGGGGGAATACAGACTTTAGCAGTTACAGTGTCAGTTGCTAATGTAGGACCAAATGGAGAGAGAGATAATTCTGGGCATGAAAAAGAATTAATTAAAAACAAAGAAAGATTAAAAGAATTACAAGAAAAACAAAATTTAACAACAGAAGAAAAAAATGAATTGAAAGATATTCAAGAAAAGCTACCTGCTCTTGAAGAAAGAACAAAACAAAATATTGAAAGAGGGAACAAATTTGCTGATACTATAGAACAATTAAGTATGGAAGTCTTAAGAAATATAAATCCTAACGCTTCAGAAGAAGAATTAAAAGAAAAAATGAGAGAAGGTTTTAAAGAAGTAGCTGAAAGTAAAAAAATTCATTTAAACTTGTTGTCTCTTGAACAAATTTCTACAACAACTAGTACTGGAAAAGAAATAGTAATAGATACGTTAGATAAAACAAAAGAAGTTTTAGACAGTAAACTAACTGAACTTGGTGTTGAAATTGATGTTAAAAATGAATTAATAGATACATTTTCAGATCAAGGAGAGTTAAATCCAAAAAAACTAAATAGTGTAAGAAAAAAACTTAATGATCCAAAATATAAAGAATTAAAAGGTATAGTAGAATCTTTGTTTGATAAATTTCAAGAACCTTTAGTAAGTTTAGAGGAAGACCCTAATAAACATAAAGAACAAGTGAAGTCTAGAAGAGAGGCTCTCCTTCGCACTGTAACAGGATTAGAAAATATATCGTTAGCTAGTAATCTTGAAAACGCAGATCCAGAAATTAGAAAAAAAGCTTCTACAAGAATTATGGCTGATTTGATGGTTAACGGAGCAGCATCTCAAAAAGATTTAGCAGTGATAGATGTTAATTTAAGCAGAGGAGAGAGCACTATATTCTCACACAACATTCCATTACAAAGAATGTCAGAAGCATTAATGAACGGAAAAGCAACTTTTAACCCAACTAAAAATGGTTATTCAATTACGGACATTGATACGGGAGCCACAATATCTGTTATTTATGAAGAATTAGCTGGTCCGGGATCACAGTCTACCAATTGCAGAGTAGATTACAATGAAAAAGCTAAAAAATTAGGATTAGCAAAAGGCACTTATATTTCAACAAAAAGAAGAGAGAATGCTTCTAAAATTTATGATAAAAAATTAGAATTACTTGAACAAATTATAAATGATCAAAAAAAATTGTTATTGAAATTAATTGATAAACCAGAAATCATTCGTGGTGATTGATAATAGATCCTCAAGTTTAAAAATAATGTAAAATCCGTGTATTTCATCACCAAACATTATTTGTTGTAAAGTTTCTTTAATATGTAACCTATCTACAGGATGTTTTAATATTGCAAGTGTACTCTTTCTGTCTTGTTGATAAATTACTACCCAGTTTTTCTGGATTTTACTTGCATCATCTGATGCTTGTTTGATAAAATTGAACACATCTGATCTAGGATTTAATAAACTTCCTAATCCTTCTTTATTGTACCCTTTCTTACATTCAATAATATACCTGAAGTTCTTAGGTGTTAAGAG